CGTAGCAGTTCCCACGGACTTCTTTGACGTATGATAAAAGTTCGGATTGACCTGCCCCTTCAATAGTGAGACAGTTGAACCAGTAGAAGAAGCCCACTCACGTCGACCCAAGTAAACACGCTTGCGTTTTAGAAACGCTATTGACAATTGGTCAGTTGAGCCAAACCCATAACGCTCCCCAGATATCTCCAATTCACATCCCGTCGTTAAACTGAGCTTCTCCATCGGTGAGCTAATCTGAGAAGTGGATGTACCAAACATCATGTGTGGTCGCATCATGCTAGCTGAGGCTTGTAATGGTGGGTTGGAAAAGCCAAATAATGAAGCCAATTCCATAGATCCATTCAAAATCAAGCTTGTGGCTCTAATACCTCTACCTAAGAAAGGGATTCTGCTCAATAGTGCACCGGCATATCTAATCGCTTTTCGTACAGGTCGTTCAACCAGCTCGGTTTCACCAGACGCCTCCTCAGCTTGCATCTGGGGCTCATGGCACAAATCAAGAACTCCCATATATTTGGTACAATTCGCCCCGAGGGTACCACTATTCGCATGGCTCCTCAACCGCCAAAGCTCGAACCACTCATCATAAGTACGGAACGTTGGTTTTAAATCATAAATAATAGCGCACCGTTTTGCCAGCACCATGAACTCATCAAATGCTTTGACTCCGTGCATACTCATCTCAAATGCGGCACTTGTGAGCGTAGCAGCCATCTGCTGGCGTGCGCTTAAAGTCTTCGAAGGGACGCACACTAACAAACTCTTACTAATAGAAGACAGTTCCAAAGGTGCGCTCACACATAGTCGCTTAGTTTCACCCAACATGACGTACAAACCGTGGTGAATAAAATTACGCTTGACAAAGCCCGTCGTTGAAAAATCCAATTTGTAGGGCGCAGCGTCGGCGTTCTTCGAGCCGTCTGTAAAGACATCACCAAATTCCTCCAATTTCGCGCGTATTGTGTGCAAGTTAAACCAATCCTTCCATTCAAATGGGATGCCCAAAGTATTGTCATCGCCATACGTCGCGACCACCACACGAAAGAAATCAACCAACTCGACCCCAGCTGGACGTAACAAACCAAACACAACGAATAACTTAATCAAAACAGCGAACCCATTTATGTGTACTGTCAAGCTATGCCCAGACGGATTCGTTCCAAACAGTTGCAGCAAAACGCCAAAATAAACCATGACAGGATGAGCAACCGATGCAGCTATATTGCGCATTATAAGCAGATCAACGTGACCATAAACGCCATGCACACGAGCAACTTCTGTAAACAGCCAAAATGCACACAATACAACGACTGGCTGCAGTCTCTTATCCCAGTCTTTAAAATCTCCATCAAGGTACACACGAGCTTCACCTACTGTAAATCTGTCGTACAAGTCCTGCCATTCACTACTCTGTG